TCGTGTATGCAAAGCAGTCGTCAGCTTCGGCCGCTCGGCTCGCAAAACTTCGAGCTCTGTCCGCTGCACATTCCAACCCTCGCGGATGGCCTTCTCTGCAATCGGAAACAAATCCTTACCAGCGCAGAGGGTTTTAATAGCATCGACCCGCTTCATCTCGTCAGAGACCTGCTCCCGAAGCCCAGCAATAGCATTCTCACGCTCCGTCACAATGGACTCACTGGTAATCACTGGGTCACTTCCCCCTGTGGGACTCCCAGAAGCTTCAACCTTGGCAACAGCCTTAGTTTTCTTCAGCCCCTTCGCCGGATCATTCGCAGCTCCACCAGCCAGTCCCTGATCGCCGTCATTCTCCACATCAACAACGTTCTCATTCGGGTCCATAATCTCTCCTTCTCTCTCTTCCGATGCAACTACCTTCGCAGATGTGCGATGATCGGCTCCCAAATCCACGAAACTAATCTCGTCCAACACCCCATCACGAACAACATTAACTGGGCCACTCACCCTTCGGCCATTGATGTTGATCGTCTTTTGCTCTGCAACCTCTTCCAATCTACTAAACGACACACCAACCGAAGCCTGCCACGGAAATCCGTTGGCACTGCTAGACAGAATTTCTCTCGCCGCTTCGGTGTCTCTCGAAATCACACCTTCGGCGACCAATTCCTTACCACCCTTGATCTCCACACGGGTAGTATGACCAACCCCCATCATAGAATCATGATTTGCGCGAATCGGAACAGGTCGAGTTGGAATTTTCAATCCAGCAAGATCGATCACAACCGGGTGCCGAGAGAACCCCAGCTTCATCGGCGCGCCGGTATTTGCAACCATGACAAACTTCGGCGGACCCTTGTTTTCACCTTCACCGCGAGCCGCCTCAAAAGAAACCTCAGCATCGCAATACAACATCTGAGACTTACTCTCGGACGGTTTAGTAGAAAATTTGCGTTTCATTATGACACACCCCCACTAAACATCCGCGTCTTCCATCATATCATCAAGTGCTTGATCTCTCGACCTCTGAGCCGGGTCAACAACCTGCTCCGCACCCGACGGATCCGGGATGTTCAACTCCCGCATGAGATCAAGCTCGCGCGCCCTCTGCCGAATCTCATTCTCCCAATCCAATCCACACTTCGCATACTCCGCTGCGAGCGTCGTGGTACTATTCTTCAAGCGCTCGCCTTGGGCATTCGCCTCTTTAGCCGGGTCCACATGCTCAAACCCATCCCAAATCCACTGATGCGGTGATTCAAAAGATGTCGTCCGAGCCTTCTGTGAAAGAAATCCCTCAACCAAAACAGCCTCGTTTAACCACGCTTTGAACAGGGGATCGAGGACTAACTGTTGTATTCTATGACGATCGACACCAATCGATCTGAAAAACATTTGATGATCAAGACGACCGGAGGCGTAGTTATAATCCGATGAATTGCCTGCCGCGATGTTAAACGGCATATTCACACACCGACAAATCTCGTTCAAGATCTCATGCTTGAATTCTTGGTAAACCGTAGTCGGCTGCTCGGCCTTAATCTGCCCGATTTTCCAGGAGGCTGGGAGCGTAAGCCATGAGCCTCGCTCCATCTCGATCGTATCCATCGGATCGACATCGGCCGGGTCAAGGCCCGGCGTATCGGTATAAATAATCCCGCTTGGTAAAGCCGCGTGCTCCGCCGATCCCAAAACGGCCAGGGTGTACCGACGGAGAAGGGCAAAAAGAGGTAGCGCCGACGTCATCTCCGGCACACCACGCGTCTGTCCCGGCCTGTCCGTCCTAAACAAATGCAACACAGCCGAGGCATCGATCACCGAGAAGTCATTAGATGAAAAACTCCTGAAAAGCAACGATGACCCAGGATGAAACTTCAGGACATAATAAAGAACGGGATTATCAAAACTATCGAACACAATCCCGTCAACAATCTGGTTGTTAATTGAAAAAAGTTCTAGCGGGGTCGTAACCTGATCCGCCTCAATCACTCGGACATCCAGTTGCACTGGAGAGTCCACCTTCGGATTCGACGCAAGAATCGCAAAGACTTCACCGGATTCCGCCTGGGACACCCTCATCAATCGCAATTTCGCGGCGAGGCCAACAGCATCCATCCACTTAGAAAACTCTGTCTCGATTTCCCGGTTCAGTGCCGCGCTATCCGTCTGCATCTGCAACCGCGGGCCTGTTCCCACGATATAATTCGCGAGTGTTAGAATAATTCCCCTCGCGTAGCTATTATTTGCAACCTCATAACGAGATCTGGAGCGCAGAATCAGCCTAACTTGCGAGTTGGCGGAGGCATCGGCTGAGAGGGCGTCGGCCATAGCCCAATGCTTGCGATTCTCGACCGAGGTTTGGGCGGCGTCGTAGCGCGCCTGAAGTGAAAATCTGCGCGGAAGAAGTGGACGTCCCTGACTGGATAAACTGGAAAATATGCTCTTGAATAGCCCCATTTTACTACCCAACTGCATCCGGTGATTCGATTCGCGTGATCTTTATCCCCAAGCCAGTCTTGACGGCTGTGCGCCCCCACATATACTTATCAGCGGCGATGAGCTCGTCCATGTCATATTGCTCGACATCGACGCCATCTACCCTGGCACGCTTCGGCCCGGAGATATTCTTCTCAATGGCAGTCTCACCAGCAGTTGGCATACTCTATTATAGCAACAAAACCCCCCACCTCTTATTCCAAGAAATCATCATCCCACATCATACGAAGCTTTTTGAGCGCGGCGCGGTAGATACGATACGCATTCTGACGGCCGCAATTAAATCTCCTACCAAGATCAGCACATGATACCCCCAATAGCCGCTCCGTAACAATAATCCTCTCCTTCTCTGTCAATCTATCCAACAGCTCCCACAGCTCCTTCACATCCAACCCATAATCAGGCTGATTCAAAGTTGGCAAGCGCGCAGCTCGGCGATTGAATTTTTCAGCGCCCTCCCGTGATCGATGTAGTGCCCGATTCGCATTTCTAATTTCATGATGAATAAAAAGCCAAAAAACTGCATTCATATGTCCACGAATCCGAGTAACATCAAAATACTTCAAGGCTTTTATAAATCCAAACACCCCATCCGCCAAGTATTCGTTAATATGGCCCCGGCCGACATAAAACCTCACAACATATCGTATGAAATTAAGATTTGATTCGATAAGCACATTCCTCGCTGCAACATCTCCCGCCTGCGCCTTCACAATCAAATCCAACTGATCACAAATCATTGCACATCCCCACTCGTCTTTTTCTGCATATCTGATAATTTCAACCGAGCCCTAGGTTTATCAGATGCTAGTGCAGTAAATAATTCGACACCCGATACGGAAGCCGCAACCGAACAACCCACCAAACAGTCAAACCAGTGATTATCAATTTGCTCGGCGCGGCGTCGCCATTCATCAACCTGTCGCCCACGACCCTCAGTCCTAACCGGATACTCCGAGGTGAGATGCCCCACAAACCGAGAATGTTCCTCGGCCGAGCGTCCGAAAAGAGATAAACACCCAGGGTCTCCCATCGGAACGGCGAACCTTGCATACACAAAAGACTTCCACCAGTTCGTATCAAACAAAATATGCCGGATTCTCCGAGCCGCCGGAACAGGCATTCTCCAATTCACACCCAACCGATCCCCCGGCTTCTTCTTGTAATCCCGCATGGGAATTGACGCTGCACCAAAATAATGGCCATGTGAGGGGGCAATCATCGGAGAAAATGTACTTTGAGCAGCAAATCGATACACCACATCCGTCGATTGACCCCAGTTGGCGTCAATAAAACATTTTCCAATCTGTAGGTTATCAGGACCGAACTTCCTCGAAAAAAGATAACCCGTGCATTTTTCCAGCCCATAATAAATACGAGCTTCGAGCCCGGCAGCTGGCATCTCGCGAGATAAAGTCCAAGTCGCTGTCGACAATGTGAAATCCTGCCCCTTTTGATCCGGGTAGGTTCCATAATCAATGATCGACCCAGAAAACTTGTCCTCCCACGCGCAAACCGTCCAATACAGCAAGTCGGCATGAACATCAATAAAAGCCGTCAGACACACAGTTCCAGGAGACGGCTCCCCTCTCTTGAGCCCATTCATCTTCTTCAAGATGTCTTCGGCAGTCAGCAACCCATCCGGCAAATCATTTTCGATCATCGGCTCGTTCTGGTGCTCAGACCAGAATGCCTTTTCGTCCCGGTAAAGCAAATTCATCGCGTGTTGGATAGCCGATAGCTCCCCAGGATCGTATTGAGCAGCCCACGCGACCTTCGCCCCCGCGTCCATCTTCGCGCGGTTCTCTCGATAGAATTCCGTCCCGGCACTCCCATCCCCACCACTTTTGAGATGAGCGTTCCGAATTTCCTTGTATGTGGCCCACAGCTCCTCGTTAATCGGGAATGCGTAGACCATCTTCATGCGCTCCCCCTGCCAATCTGGGTGAGCGTCATTATCAAGAATCTGGCTGGCCAAATCATCCTGTTGAATAACCGTGCACGGCATAATAGCCGCAATCTTCTTACCTGGGCCAGACAAATTCAAAATAGCCTTGTTGATAACCCCCAATCTGACCTTGACCTGCTCCGGCGACCGTGCCGATTCATCGGTTTGGGGATCGTCGATGATTGCCAAAGACGGCCGCACCGCCCGACCATCAGCGCGTTTGAATTTCATACCCCGAATACGAGCCTCGATGCCCGCAACCCGAATGATCGCACCGGAAGCTTTACTCCTCGGCATCGTTGGCAGAACAACCTCCCCCGCCGTCCAGCCAATGTACGTCGGTCGCTTATTAAAAAGCTGTCCATTCGCCCGTTGATAGATGCCCCCTAGCATGCGAATCGGATACACTATCTCTGGGAAATCCTCCAGAAGTAAATCATTTGTCTCAAACTCAGTCTTTATGCTTTCCAGCATCCCACGCGCCGCGCCAAGATCAGCCCCCACCAAAGCAACAAACTCATGATCCCCTCTCGCCATCGCCCAGATTGACGCGGTCTCACATAACGAGCTCTTACCATGCTTGCGAGGCATGGCCATCGCAAACAAACCCCCCTTGACCACGGCACGCTCGATCTTCGCAATCACCTTGAGATGATCCGGTGACCACTTCAGACTAAAAATCTGCGGGAAGTAGTTTTCGCAGAAGAATTTGAAAGAGCGAAGCGCCTTATATTTCCTAGCCGGGTTAACCACCGTTGGTAGAGGAGCAATATCACGACCCTCGCGCGAGATCGCCTCGCGGCGTTTCCACACCTGCTCTTTGATCTTGGTCCAATTTTTGACTGCGGTCTTGTTCATTACAACAAACCGTATTCAATAGCACGACACCCAGGACTGAGAAACAGAACTTCCCTAAACCGATTCTTCTTACACTTACCATCAGCCTTGCCCTGATTGGCATAGCCCCCCTGGGCTACCCACGCATGCTCGCGCCAGCCACAATCAAGTAAAGCAAGATGCTCCTCTCGGTAGCCAGCCAGCACAATCCGCATCTTCGGATTGCTGCCGTGCTCTCTACACCACGCTTGCACATCAGCCGCCACGGTCAACGAATCGGCCCCGTAGATACCTTCAGTACGCTGGGCCAGACTACCGTAGGGAGGATCGAAAAAGATTCCACACGCCCCAACACTCGTTTGCCAGTTGCCCCCACAAACCCGCGACCAATCCCCGCAAACTACCCGCACATTACGCAATCTTTCGGCCAGCCGACGAAACCATACATAGATGCCCTCGCTATACGGATCGGTCAAATCCAAAACCAAACTAGAAGGTGTGCTCTTGCTTTTCTTTGCACTAAGCAACGATCGGCCAGCATCCCCAAGATGCGGAATGCTCCGGCCCCCCTTATGAGCACCCTGCCCACGACTCGTCAAGTGCGGCCGCGACTTGCTACAATGAACCCCACCACCCGGACCGCTCACGGCAGGCATCGACTTTCCACCTTGCACACCCCGCGATTTCTCCTTTAAAGCAGGACGCCCGACACCCGCAAGCATTCCATTTCCGATTGAACAGGATGCCCCCCAAATCCAATATCCGGCCAATCGGACATCAAAATATTTCTCATCGGCACACAGTTTCTCACACAGTGATTTTGATTCCAGAGCGAGCCGACGTCGTCTGGCAATCAGATCGGCGTGGTTCACAGGCCAGTCGCACATCTTCGCCACCCCATCAGGATCGGCCTGCAACGACCTCCACACGTTAGCGAGATGCCCATCCTTGTCGCACACCGTCTCGACATGCTTCCTGGGATTGAAATTCTTGCGCGCCAGTAACACCGCGCCACTACCGAAAAAAGGTTCGATG